CACTACCTCAGAATGCGGGTGTAGCTTATCTTGTTTCTTCACAGCGTGAACTAGTTGAAACTTTTGGTGAACCAAAGTTTTATGAAGTAGGTGGTTCTGTTGTGCAAGGGGCAGAGACAAGTGAATATGGTCTACTAGCAGCTTACCAATATCTAGGCGTATCAAATAACGCTTATGTTATTCGTGCTGATATTGACCTAGCACAACTAGAAGCATCAACAAATGAACCACGCGGTTTTATCGATAATGGTACGTTTTGGCATGATATCTCAGCAACAGATTTCGGTCTGTTTGAATGGGATGGTTCAGCATGGCAGAAAGCAACACCACATGTACTTAACGATGCACCAGGCACAGGTAACGTAGAATCAGAAAATACATCGGGTTTTGCGGCACCAACAGACACATATGGTTCAATGAATGAGTTCGCAGTTGTAACTTCAACAGACAAGCTAACGTATTGGAAAAAAGTAGGTACTTCTTGGGTACTACTAGGTGATATCGGCGCACCAGATTTCCAAGCAGCAAAATTTGCACCATCTACAAGCTCAATTGGTGGTAACCTATCAGTAGGTGATACATACGTAAGACGCACACTACAAGGTGGCGGCATTGACGTAGCACTTAATGTTTATAGCTCAGCAGCTGGTTCATTCCAATCAATGCAAGTTCCAACATATATGAGCAATGATGAAGCATCAGCAGACCTAACAACAGAAGGTGATGTTTATCTATATATGAGAAGCAACCTAGGCTTTGGCGAACTACGTAGACACACAGGTGCTACACAAACGGTTCTACAGTCAAACGCAATTCCAAATATTAACAGCATCACAACAGAATTTACAATTCCTGGCGCAGGTGGTTTTGCCTTCACAGACAATAGCCTTTCGCAGATTGTTAATGGTCTACAGGCAAATGCTGATCTAAATGCTCTAAACATCAGAGTTGAGCTAGTAGGTGCTAATATTATCAGATTTACAAAAACAGATGGTCTTACACTTTCAATGCACTTCCAAGGTTCACCTAACAACCTAGGTTTCTTTGGTTCAACTCAAACAGCATCAGCTTGGGAAGCACTATCATTTGAAGCAAATGATGCGCACCCGTCAGGTGACCTAGAAGAAGGTACATTATGGTATAATGCTGACCTAAAAATGGAAATTATGAAAACTGTTTATGTGAATGGTGTTCAGCAGTGGGTGTCACACGCATGGTCAGAAGACACAGAAGGTGCATACGCAAATGAACTTCAACTTCGCTCATCAAAACCAACACATCGTAAGGATGGTACATCACCATTAGCAGTAGATGATATTTGGGTAGATGGCGATGCGAAACCTTATCCGGCAATTCACCGTTGGAATGGTTCGGAGTGGATCAAACTAGACAATGCTGATCAATCATCAACAAACGGCGTAATCTTCAGCCACTATTCAGCAGACGCACCAAGAATTGCAGGTCAAGCGACAACACGAACAGCACACGCAAAAACAGCAAATCCTGAAACACTACCAGAAGGTATTATGATGGTAAACATGGACTACTCAACTTACAACGTTAAAGCGTGGGTTGATGGTAAATGGGAATGGGCATCAGGTATTGAGCTAGATGGCGCAGGTAAATTTGGCGCGGCAGCACAACGTCATATGATTGTAGAAGCGATGCAAGCAGCCCTATCAGGCAATGAAGGTATCCGTGCGGAATCAACATACTTCAACCTAATCGCGGCACCAGGTTATCCAGAACTAATGGATGAAATGATGGGTCTAAACAAAGACAAAAAAGAAATCGCATTCGTTGTAGGTGATACACCTCTGCACCTAAAAGGCGACACAACATCAATCAAAAACTGGGCAG